TTGGTTTCGATCTTGTGCTATGGTTTCTCCAGCAGTAAGCCCAGTGTTAACTGCTGCAAGGGGAGTACTAGACATAAGCTCAGAACTATTTGGCAGTGCTGTAATTTCAGTACCGGGCCTACCGGGTATAGAAGAAAGGAGTCCAACTCTTTCAGGTGGTACGTAGCTCCCAGCACCGTACTGTACACCATCCCGACTTACTGCCATATTAGGCGTTGATAGTTCTGGCGGAACGTATGGCATCTGTACAGAAGGAGATGCTTGCCTATAAGATGTTCCGGGAGGGAGTTGGTCAGGAGACAAAAGAGGCATATTGACAGACATTTGCATCTCTCTACGCAAGGCGGGGCTAAGCTCTTCTTCCAAATATTTTCTATCTAGGGCCATACTTCTATACCTTATATTAAAGTTTTAATACTGCGACCACGAATCTGACTATTCAGAAGTGTCTGCACAAGTTTACCAACTTGACTGTTGTACGCCTGAGAACCCTGCAAGTACGATGGTGCTGCATAGGGAGACTCTTGAGAAACATACCTGCCTCCTCTAACACTAGGCATATCTACACCGGGTAGCCTACCAGTTCCGCCTATTGCTTTAGGGGTCATGTCGCCAATTTTAGACGCGCCTTCCAGAATTTTTTTCGGGTCTATGTCTTTAAAGTATCTAACCTCGCCCGTAGACGGATCAAGTTCAGCAGTGTAACCTGACAGACTTCCTTCTTCGCCAGACATTGCATCACCAAAAAGACTAAAATCCTCGTCATCTCCGTATTCAAACCCTCGTTTAATTTCATCGGAAGGGTCTACCTCTTCCCTGCCCATGCCTATATCGTTAAAAAGACTACCCATTTTAATCTCCTATGCCAGCATAGTTGACCATCAGGTAGCCATGCTCGCCTTTAACCACAGACGCAGGTTTGATCTTCTGCACCTCTTGGGCAATGACACCAAAGCCAAATACACGGTTGGTAATCTCAGCACCACGTTTGTTCCAACGCCAGCGGTACACGTTGATACCATTCTTAAGCTTGGTGACAAACTTGATATCAGTTTTGAGCTTAATGTCTGACATAGCAAACGGAGCAGCAGCACTAGCAATCTGGCTGAACGGGCTAGGACCGCCACCAATGACTTGGCTTGTATAACCGCTACTTGTTCCTTGATTGATCGTGCTACTACCAAGACCCGCCAAGCCACCAAAGAGGTTAGACATTGTGATAAGCTGCGCCCTTCTGGCTTCTTGGTCCTGCTGTGCCAACCTAGCAGCATCTGCTTGTGAGGCAGCTTGACGCTGTTCAACCTGTGTGCCAATAGCCTCTTGGAGACTAGCAGGAGTAAGCTGAGCCGATAACATCTGTTGTCCTAGCTGCGGCGCACGGGCCTGTGCGGCAATGCGGCGGCTCTCTGCTTCCTGCAAGGCAGCAGACATCTGACGCTGCGCTAGCTCTTCACGTTTCTGCTGCTGCATCGTTTGTAGTTCACCTAGTGCAGTGGAGCCTAGACCAAACTGACCAGCTTCTATGGCCTGTTGCTGGGCAACCTGTTTGTCGCGTTCAGTCATGTCCCTAGCAGATTGTGCTATTGTCCCTAGCTGTGCTTGGTAGATAGAATCATCTAGGGGATTAGCCATTGCTCTTCCAACATCACCGGCAAACAAGTTGCCATATATGCCACCTAGCTGACTAGCTGTGTTTCCTACCTGACCGTAGATATCCCTAGCTGCCAAGGTCTGTGTTGAGAAATCAGGCACCAGTGAACCTCTGTAGAGTTCAGGAGTCTGGGTAAACTCCGTTCTGATCTCTGGAAGTATCTGTTCAAGAAAAGGCTCTACTGGAGCATATGGTTTAATTTCACCAGTGCTACTAGATGTCTGAAACGACGGTGCTTGCACAACTGTTGGAGGGGGAGAGCTAAATATACCACCCATCTTAAAGCTCCTTTACAATCGTTACACTTTTAACTTTATAGCCCATGTTACCAAACCTCCGTTGCCAGCCTTTTCTGCCGGGTATTTCTACAAACTTAGCGCCTTGCTTCCTGTAGTAGTCTTCCAAGGCTGGCATCATTGTTTCAAAGTGAAACTTGCCGCCCGTTGATTCTGAGATAATTCCTGTCTGTTCTGGGTAGTTAGCTACACCGATTAACAAACAACCTACTATGCTTTGTCCTTCTACAGATACCCACATATCACTGAAACCCGTTAAGAATTTATTAAACAAAAACTCTGGTTTAATATATTCTTCATTGTTCCCCCGTATCAAGGACTGCCTGACAAACTCTACGCAATCTGCAATCTTGTGATGAACATCAGGGTGATTCCTGTTTAATCTTTTATAGCTTAACCCAAACGCCGTTGGAGTCGTAAAAGTATATTCCTTCTCCTGAACCTGGGTTCCAGCTAGTGCCGTCTGCATACCGTATGTTTCCTTGTTGTGGCTTTTCAGGTACCACTGTTGTTACATCTAAGTGACCATCGCGCACCAAGTCTAGCACAGGCTGTATTTCCAACAGCATACTATCTATGAACCTAGGGATGTCCTCTATGTTCGTAGGACACAACGTAGGATCAAAGCGAAGGAACTCTCTGCTCATCGATCAGATACCACTTCTGATTCAACAGTGTATCCAGACAACCTGAACTGGGTAACAGCTTCGCTCTCTATCTTGATGGCCATAAACCTACCACGTACTCTACAATCAACCTTACTATCCGTACCTATAATAAAGGGAACAGCAGGGCTATAAGTTACCCCGGCAAACGGATGTAGCTCAGCGCCTATACTAATGTTGACAACGCCAGTACCCTCTATGCGGGGGAATACCCTGCTTATGGCTTTAACAGCATCTGTACGACCAGCGTGTAACCCCCTGCGCTCAAGGGTGGTCAGGAAGTTAACGCCATCAAAAGTAGTTCCAGAGTCTGCTAAGTAGAACTTAGTGTCAGCCGTCCCGCACATTAGCAGAGAATCGATAGCAGGGTTGTACTCCTGCTGCGCCCAAGCTAATGTGGTAGCTTCCCAGACACCAGCACTGGCTCCCCATGTGTTAGTCTGGTCGGGGTTTACCAAGCCTTTGGTAGCAAAATTCAAGTTAGGCAGATCGCGAGTAGTCCATGTATTATCTCTGTAGTTCCAGATCAGGGCTGTGTTAGCAAAACCATTAGCAGAGCCGGTCCTAGGGTAGCAAATCCAGACTTCATTTTTGATCTTGTTGTGAGCCAAGAATGTTTTATAGAAGTATGTAGAATCAATCTCACTGAACAAGAACGTTTTCATATTGTCGTCTATGACGCTCTTCAATGAGTTACCATTGTGGATCAGAACGTCATTGGTAGCCATCATGACATGACGACCATCGCCTAGGTCAATTACAGCGTCCCTACTAAATAGCCCTGTGTCTTTGAACTTTTCACGGACGTTAAAGGTAAAGGAACCACCAACATAGTTCAAGGCGTAGACACTATCTTCTTTATAGACGATAAGCTCGTTGCCTAGCTGCAAGGCATTTAGCACATGGCCCTTGGTGCCTGTCAGCGAAGTCTCTGCTGATTCACTAGCCGTGCTCGCAGTGTTCCAAGTGTCTGCACCATTGGTACTGGCACCGGCAGGAATAGCATCGCTCCATCGGATAGTAAATGGTTTAGCCGTTCCGTTGTCTGTAAGATTCAACGCTACCAAATGGTTTCTAAATGGTACAATAGTTTTGCAGCGTAGTGTAGAAGGCCAATCAGACAAGTCAGTAAACAGAGAACCAGTTTGTACAAAGCTCTGGGGAACGTCTAGGCCGTTCGTACAGACAAGCACCCCACCTAAGACACCTCCCTGCCAATTGTTAGTAGTACCTGCCAGAGTGGTATAGGCACCGGACGATCTGGTAACAGTGCTATGGGTTGTCCCATCAATCTTGAAAAGGCCCGTTAAACCCCCGTATATCCATAAATCTGTAGAACCCTGTAGCCAGCTAATTGCCCAGTAGGGAGCAGCACTGGGGGTTCCTAGAACTTGAGAATGGCCTAGGATTTTTCCAGCTTTGCCGTCTAAGAAACGAACGTTAACACCGTCGTTGAAAAACGTAGGTGGCATATCGTAAGGAGATAAATCTTTGTTTACAGAGAAACGGCTTTGCCCAGAGCCTACCACATCAAAAAGCTGTTTAGCCATTGCCAGTATCCGTTTCCTCTGTCCATACAGTAGAGTCAAACTCTTGCAGAGCTATTAAATCTGGAACATCTTCTGTATAAAGATTTCCTCCACTTTCCTGTACAAGACAGAAATTATCAATGACCCAGTTAGTAGTCAATATGCACCTCTGCGGACCATAGCACCAGGATCGCCCTGTATGCTAGTTGTCATGACCGTACCACTGTAACGCGCTACCTCTTCTGCACGTTGCACATCGTCTAATGCTTTTTGAAACACAGAGCCAAACCTGTTTGTCTGCTCTGTGTCGTTAAGATAGATTGCACCCTCTAGGCAAGCACCAAACAGGTACAAACTTGGGTACTGTGTTAGTACATCATTGGTAGTCACGTTGTCGCTAAGAGAGCGCAATTGTGAATAGTAGTTTATACTAATGCTGTACGCAGCGTCAGGTGACGGGACAAGTTTAAGATCGTTACCTAAATTTGTATATGCCCTAGGTTGGCCACTTACTACCGTACCGTACTCTCTGGTGACAGATTCAGGGGACAGGTAACGTAATGCATGGCTCTGAGAGTTGTTATCGTAGGTAATATTACGAAGCTCTATCATGTCACTAGGAAAATCGTAGAAAGCTTGCCCTGCTGTAGTAGTGGTGATAGCCCGTACCATGTTAGCACGTACTCTTAGCTCTCTATTCAGTCTATTCTCTGTTAAGGTGATAAACGTAGGGATCAATGTTGTAAGATCATCCCTGTTGAGATAATTTGCTACAGTAGCCTGTAGCTCTGAGTACGTGGATAGAGCCATTACAGATGGCTTTCATGTGTGCGGAGAAAACGATTTTCAGGATCATTCAGAAGCTGTTTGATCTTGGGCCAATCGTTTTTATTCATTATGTCAACGCCAAGTTCACGTTTCCATTTTTCAATTACAACCAGCGGAATGCTTGCAACTTTACGCATACCGTTGTTTGACTGTGTTCCGTACATAGAGTCGTTGTTAAGTTCTTTCTTGTTAAGCTCTAGCAACGGTGCTACGTCCTGCACATTTTCAAGGACAACGTTGTCTGTGCTGTGGTCGTAGTTGAATTTGGTTTTAACCGGATCGTTCATCTTTTGCCTCTTAGTTAGAACGGGGGAGAACAGGATGCTCTCCCCCTTTAGTCCTAGCCTTACGACAGATCGTAGACTGCGCCGAGAGCTTTCTCGTTCTTGACAACGAGAGTATGCTCAGCAATGATTGCCCGCTGCTCGCCGTCAGACGTGCTAGCAACTTCCCGCTGGAAGAACGGACGAAGATATGCAATTGCATAGTACTCAGGGTCAAGCAGCCAGACATCACGGCTACGCTGGAAGCGGTTAGGAACCACTGCCATTTCACCGAAGTCACTGACGTACACGTCCATACCACCGATGATCCGCTGATCACCAATGTCGTTGAAGTTACTGACGCCGGAAGCGCCACCAACACCAACAAAGCTGGAGAACGTCTGCTTCTGCGAGGGGGCCATCATCAGATACTTGATGTCGGCACCTTCATCAAAGGCGCTAAGAATAGACGCCTTCAGCAGAGATTCAGTAAAGGTACGAGGCGTGCCGTCGGTACGCGCAGTACCGTTACCAGCGCCTGAACCACCTGATCCAGCACTGACGTTGGTAGCTACCCAAGAGGTAAGCGACCCAAGTTTACGAACAGTGGTGTCCGCAGCCATTGCCGTCTTAGTCTGGTTGACGCCAACATACGCACGTTCCATATCACGCTTCAGTTCTTTAGCGCGTTTGGACATCTGGTACGCAAGCTCTTCTTTACGACCAGCTTTGGATACAGCGTCCAGAGTGCCAGAAACGAGCGTCGTTTTCAGGCTGATCTGGCAGATGTTGCCAAGGCGAGACGTGGCAGTCGGCTCAGCAGCAGCAAGCGTCGAGCCTTCTTCCGCAAAGTTGTCAGCAGCGTCCGCAAGCGAATCTGTCTGCCATTCGTGATTAACCGCAACCGCATCTTCGCGACCACCCATTGACATAAATGGGGTATCAGTCGGAGAGATATCGTAGATTACATTCTCAAGGTCTTCGCGAAGACCCTTCGCTGAGAACGTAACAAACACACCAGTAGGCTGTGCCATAGTTTAGTTCCTTTCAAGGTTAAGTGATAAAGTCCAACAAAACATTTGCAGCATCTCGCTGACTACCTGTTTTTGCAAGTCTCTCTCGCTTGGCCTGAACTTCCCTACGTGAGCGTTGAGCTTTTGTTCTGGGAGTTCCGGCCTTTACGACCCTTGGAGCAGATTTCTTAGACTTGTTAGCTGGCACCTTAGAACCTTTGTCCTGCATCATAGCTTTATGCAGCACCAAGATCACACGGTGGTCAGCTATTCCGTCAATGTCCTGCGGAGAAAAACCTAACCCAAGGGCGTAGTCACGGACTTCTTCCTTAAAGTTAGAACCCGGTTCAGTGTACTGAGGCAGTGCCTGTGCAAGAAGTTCAGCTTCTTTCTGAAGCTTCTCTTGTAAGACTTGACCCATTTCTGATTCGGTCTGCTGCTGAACGCGGATACGTTCGTTCTGCAACTCAGAAATCTTCTCCTTAGCTTCTTGGTATTCAAGACGTTTTTCCATGTACTCCATGGGATCAGTCTCTTTAAGATCAGCCCAGTCTATATTTGCATAGCGAGATAGCTCTGCATTCTGGTTCTGGGCCATGTTACCAAGAAGATGAGCGTACTGTTCACGCTCTTGCTGGACGGCCTGGAGATTAGCTTCATAAGCTTTTCTCTGCTCCGCTAGAGATTGCGATTTACGGGTATAATCCGCTTGCCGCTGATAGCCGTTCCGTAGCTCATCAAGATTAACCTCAACTTCTTCACCATCAACTTTAACGGTGT